ATCGAAGAATACGGCTCGATTCCTAACGCTATTAATAAGGTTGTTTCTTATCGTATCAACTGGTATGAGGATGATAGAGTCCTATCGAAAATTCAGTTTAACTCTCTTCAAGTATATGAAAAGAAATACTGGACTCCCGTCTTTGACCAAAATGGATACGCGGTACAGTATGTCCGTAAAGAACTAGACTATATGTCAATAGCTCAAGACGGAGAGGGAAATGTTACTCTCTCGGTTCCATCTGGAGAAGAACAATACTGGAGCCCAGTAACGGCATATGACTATGAGGAAGAGCAGAATGCTCAGAAGGCTAACATCAAGCTCCTTGATTCAAAACTAGTAAATACAGCCGTAGATAATATCAAACAGCTCCTATCGGAGTAACAAGTGACCGCAACTCAAAAAGTCCCTGGTGACGTCCAAATTAAAACAGTAAGTCTGTTCACCAATCAAGGAGTCGTGAACATTCTTGAACACGTCAAGGGCATTTCAATCTTTGAGTCGGTCTTCACTCCTGGAATCATGGTCGAGCTTACCGTTTGGGATACGAAGAATATCTCCTCGCAGCTCCCTGTTCTTCCGGGCCAAAAGCTTACCGTACAGCTCTGTACCCCTGGTCGTAACGATCTAAAATATGATTTAATCGTTACTGAGCTTAAGGACGCAGTGCCCGCTGAGAATATGAGGTCAAAGTCTTTTATCCTCTGTGCCACGACTCCAGAGGCCGTCAGAAATAAAGCAAACCTAGTAACTAAGGCGTATAATACGAATATTTCTTCAATGGTGACTGATATCGTATCGTATTATCTTGGTTCTAAGAAGAATGTCGATGTTCAAGAAACTAAGGGAATACAGAAGGTAATCGTTCAGTGTCAAAATCCTTTTGACGCCATTACGATGCTTCGAAAAAGATCTATCTCGACCGATAGTAAGTCATCATCATACGTGTTCTTTGAGAATCAAAAGGGATACTCTTATAAGACACTAGAGAAGCTTATGGAGGGAGACACTGGAGACAGAGTCTTTACCAACGATGAGACTGTTAGAACAGACATCTCGAAACCAATCTTTCGAAACCTAATCCATTATGAACAGCCATCTCAATATGACGTGGCCGACAGAATTGGTGAGGGTGGTCTATCCGTAGACATGATGAAATTCGACTTTAAGACTCTGAAGTATACGCGAAAAGCTTCGCAATTTAATCCGTCAGACTTTAAGAATGCCGATGGAACACTTAAGAATCCGGATTCGGACGATCTTAAACAGTTCGCTCGCTCATCCGGCAAGTCCATCAGGGTTTGGCATGACTCAAGCTATCCAGATACGTTCCTCACAGAGGGTCTAGGACCTCGCGCGAGTGCCATCAGCCTATTTGGCCAGGGAGGACTATTACTTCATGTTTTTGGTGACTCTGAATTGACTGCGGGACAGATGTTAGAGGTTAAACTTCTAGAAAACGCTACTTCTTCTGGTCCGGTAGAGGAACACCATCTCCTTAGTGGCAAGTATCTCATTACCTTCATCCACCATCAGATTCTTTCTGAGGGCAATAACCCACGATATACTTGTTCCATCGAAACACTAAAGGGTGGATACAAGGAGGCCGTGAAATGAGTATGAATGATAGATTTGTAGGTCAGGTCGTAGATGTATTCGATCCTGAAAAGTCAGGTCGTCTTAAGATTCGTATCTTCGGACTTCATGATGATACAAATAGAGTTCCAGACGACATGCTTCCATGGGCTCGATGCGTGTATCCCGTCACGAATCCAGTTCATAATGGAATCGCTGGTGCTACCACGGGGTTAATCAAGGGTTCAATCGTAGTAGGATACTTTGCCGATCACGCAAAGCAGGTTCCACTCATCACCGGATCTCTTGGCGGTGTTCAGGACTCGACCTTTGACTTTCCTAAAGCCGATCGTGGAGAGGACTTCAATGAAGTTCTAACTAACAAACTTCCGGCTATTGGACCGCCAGAGCTTAAATCAGTAGTCGATAAGACTATTGGTTCTATCCTCTACACCGGCCAGGGTATCGAGACTATGTTGAAAGAGATTGGAGAGGGAGACATCCTTGGAGCTATTCAGTCAGCGAAACAGGCTCTTAGTGACCTCAACAATCTAAAGAATACTATCGTTGAGGGTACGATCGATCAGATCACCGGAATCGTTCAGGCATTCGCTTCTGATGCCGAAAACACGATTCAACAGGCGACTGGAATTAGTACAACTGGAATTGGAACTATAGTCAATGCCGTAGATTCAGTCACGTCTTCAGCACAGTCACCAACAATTACTGACTCAATTAATAATCTTGCTGGAAATATCGCTACCAGAACATCCAAGACTCCAATCACCACTACTCAAGATGCCGCTTCTAGAATTACTGGTAATAGATTTGTTATGAATACTGTAATGCCTCATCTGGATGATACACTAAATACTCTATTAGGGCAGAAGTAAATGGCAAACACTAGTAGTGGCGATCCGGGTAATCGTCTTCCGGACACGAAGTATAAAGTCGAGTATCCGTACTGCCAGACACACGTGTCGAGGGCGGGCCATGAGAAACACATCGACGATACTCCGGGACACGAGCGTATCAGAGAGGGTCATAAGTCCGGTACGTATTGGGAGGTCACTGAAGACGGACGTAGAGTTACTCTTATCATGGCGAATGAGTACCACTACATCAAGGGTGGTCTTACTATGACTATCGATAACAATTCGGACATTCTAGTCTCTGGCAACTATAAGATGGTCATTCAGGGCGATTCGTATCAGGAAGTTGATGGTGATTCCTACACGATTGTCAAGGGAGATGCTACCTCAGTAGTTCTCGGTGACTCTATGGAGATGGTTGGCGGCGATGCCTATACGAAGGTAAAGGGAAACCTACACACGTCAGTAAATGGTAACCTTAATGCTGAGGTAAAGGGTGACGCAGAGATCTCAATTAAGGGTGACGCGTCTCTTGTCGCCAAGGGAGATATCGACCTCGAGGGAAACAGGATTAGAATTTCGGCAACCGGGGCGTGTACCATCAAGGGCAACCCAGTTAACATCGTAGGATAATAGATGAGTAGAGCAGATAAGATAACATCGAAGAGCGTCCAAGACGAGCTCTATGCAGACTTTCTGCTTAACCTCGATCTGAATCCTATCTCCGGTGAGATATCTCGAGTTACGAATGAGAAGGCCGTAATTCGCGCAATGAAGAATCTCATCCAGACAAATCCGGGAGAGAGGGTTACTAGTTCTACGATTGGATGTGGGCTTAAGCGTCTTCTGTTCGAGCCGTTTGATGACGTTACGACCGACCTAATCAGAACGTCAATCTCTACCACAATTAACCAATGGGAACCAAGAGTCAATCTCTTACTAGTAGACGTCCGCCCCAATCAAGAAGCGAACGCCTACTTAATCTATGTAACCTTCTCGATGGTTAATGCACCATCACAGGCTCTTCAATTCTCAACGGTACTTAAGAGGGTTCGCTAACCACGCTCGCTCGATCTTATCGAACTCTCGAGGAGAATACTCACTCATAGCCCTCTCCACGAACTCTTCGGCGGCGGCCAAAAATCCGGCCCGAATCATCATGTTCTTAATCTTATTTGCTCGTTCAATCACTTCTTTTCTACTTTCTTTGCTCGTGCCCAGCCCATTACATCAGCGAAGCGCTCCGCCTCTGCTCTAGTAACCTTCTGACACCCGAAATGAAGATTACCATTCCTTATTTCGGCATCTCTCCTGCTACCTCTCCATCCATTCGAGCGAGTAATTGCTATAGACGCTCCATAGCTCGGAAGAACCTTTTCGCCGTGCCAATACTTAGATGCGAATTCCCAAGACTTTTTAGCCTGAACTACTGTTAGAGAATATCCAGTACTCGTCTCAACCATCTTAGGATTGGACTTCTTAACGCGAAGTCGTTGGCCACCTCCAGAACCTGTTACAGAGCCATTAATCTGAGCTCCCTCCCCAGTATCCCACGTGACAGCCTCTTTAGCAATACGCTCGAGCCTGGCCTTCTCTTCGGCAGTCCGAATCCTATCTTCCTCTTCTTTTTGAAGAGTAGAGAAGAACTCTTGAACTCGAACCTTTAGACCCTTTGCTCGATCGATAGCCGCGAAGTCTTCTTCTTCGACGTTGAAATTAAAGAGCTCTGCGACCGCTCGAAAGTCTTCATAGCGTCCTGTCTTAAGCTCGGCCAGACGGTCGGCCGGATTAGTCAGAAAATCGAAACCATCAATTCTCCGATGTTTCCTTCCACGCATGTAGATCTGGCCCAGGAGCTCATCATTAAGCTCGATAGGAATCTGACCTAGATTCGATTTCGGAAGAATGACCGAATGCTCTTTCGTGAGTCTGGCGACTACTTTATTTCCCACATAAAGATTTCGCTCAGACACATGGAGGTTATCTAAGTCGCAGTTGATTCCATTTAGAAAGTTCTCGACTAGTAGTTTAACACTAGTCACTACTCTTTTGTCTGCCATTACTTCTATTATTTCCTACAAGAGAAATGCTAGGCATCTAGCCAGACTTTTATAATAAAAGCCTGAATAAAAGTAAACTACATTACTTTGAGTGGCGACGAAAGCTCTCGAGATATTTTAGGAT